TGTACTTCGAAAGCCCCCACTTTCACATCCGCCTTGCCACTTGGCATGGCCAACTTACTCCAATCAATTCCTCCGCTTCCCGAACTGCCCTGCGGCACATCGCACTCAAGATCAATGTGAGTTGGTCGCTTCACGTCCAGTTGCTACCCCCCCCCCTCAATAGTCAGGTGACGAATCTGTTCTTATCGGGGTTGGAGCAACTTCCTCGCGTGTGTTTGGTATTTGTTGTTTTATGTTGTTTTTGTGGTTGACCTAATAGCCCAGTAATGCCGGCCGGTTCCGGCTGATAATCCTAGGACCAGGTGGGTTAAGGACGTTAGCAATCCTCTGGGCCGTGTTGTACATGACCTGGGCGCCTTGATAGGCTGCCTTTCCCACCCTTGTTGCGCCGACCGCAAACTCTCCGAGGTTTCCCAGAGTATGTAGCACCTCCTGGTACGTGTTTGAGGATGCCGGCCCGTTCATATGCTGGTTAATGAGGGATGAGGGGTTGGGTTGCCATTCCCACACCATCGTAATCTCCAGCAGTATTGTACCGGGCGGTATGTTCACCCCAGACACCGTGACACAGGTGCCCTCGGTATTGTATACTTGCGTCTCTCCGGTGGTTGAGTTATACTCCCACCAGTTGGATGCATCCACCACACCAGGGATCCACTTGATTTCCAACGGTTCCCCAGGCCGTTTCATGACTAGGGCGTTGGAGGCGTATGCTGCGGCCGTGGAGGGTTCTATGCCCACCCCAGCCGTCATGTTTGCGCCATCATATGTGGAAAGGGATATCATTCCCCCCCTGTTGAGTTCGGTCCCTGAATACTGGACCTTGATGCACCCAGCAATGCCCCGATATGCACCCACCACCTGGGAGGTGGTGAGGAACGGTGGGGCAACCACTGCTGCTGCCGCATTTCCGAGGGCTCCGCCAGTGGCGTTCGCGCCTCCCCATAGCCCGCACGTGTATCGTGCGGGCATCCATTCAAAGACAAAGTCAGCCGCCGTAGCGTTCATGCTGAAAAATTGTTTCGTCCGGATTAGGTAGCCGCTATTCGTAGCGCCATAGGTCGGGTACACCATAGTACTGTTACAAGGGTCATCAAGCAAAGCCCGATAAGCCCTAGCACCATCATCGAGACCGCGTCCAATGACGTAGGCCCTTGGTTTATTTCGCGTTTTCCCCGCGTTTGCATTCTGCTGCTTCTTCTTCTTTGGGGGCATGTTATAGATTTCCAAAGGGATAGACTGGGTCAGCAATCAATTCCCTAGCAGACAGTACTAGCTTGTGCTTTGCAAGCTTTCCCTCGACGGCCGTCTGGGCATCCGGCAATATACCGAACGCCCTCCAGAACGATACCCGTGCCTCATCGCTAACGGGGACGTATTTTCGATCCATACCGCGGGCAAGGCGGGCAAACCCAGTGTCCATCACTGGGTGTTGATCGACTTTGCCGACCATGCCATGCCGCAGATACAGTTGGTAATACTCCTGTAGGATTGGCATTCCTCCACTGAGGCTGATGCCGCACGTGCCAATCGCATGCATCCATTTCTTGAACGACTTTGGGCTATCGAGACCGAGTGTGGAGAAGGCATCTTTTGCCATGCAGACTCGTGGATCACGGACCATTACGTACTTGCTACCATCCCACACAGGGTTGGTTTGGCAGAACGATATGGCCTCAAACACATCTACTTTCTCCTCAACCTCCAGTACAAACCCAAAATCACGGAAGTACTGAGTTAAACCCCGTGAAAATCTCACAAAGTCTCTTCTTTCCATAATGGCAACACAGTCATCACCGTTGTTGGCCAGTCTGAAGTGCACCCGGCAGTGTTGGCGATAGGCGTAGAACATTGCTGACATGAGCAAGCAATTGCCCATACCTGTGTTCATATCACCAGACATCCTTCTGCCTGCAACCTCATATTTTACTGTCCCCTCCGGTGTTCGTGCGAAGCCCCTGTTCTTTAATTGCATCTCCAATAGCCATTCGAGCTTGGCGCGGGCATTCTTACTCGTTAACAACGCATATACAGAGTGTTCCCACTTCAAAGCATCGACGCTGACATGTTGATCGAACCTCGTTGCATCGGTTGACACAGCGATTGGGTCGTCGAACTCGTCCCACATCTGCTTCATAGCAGCTCCACTCCCTTCCGCGTTGAGACCTTTCAGAATGGTGGTGCCCCCCCAAGCGTCTGCAACCCCCCGACAGATGGCCTTCTCCATCCGTTTCAAATATCGCCCGACTTCAACGTTGAACCGCGGTGTCCTGGGCTGGATCACCCGTGGTGCTGGATCTGGTTTAGTGCTTAAGTCTAGCTTCTCACACTTCGAAAAGGTACTCATGTATGCATCACTCCGATTGAGTGGCCGTACAGATAGACTCTCAGACGCTCTTTGGTAGATCTCCCGCTTGCGGCCCACATACTCCCCGACAAATTCTTTTCGGGTCAATGGGCGACATTGGGGAACTACGCTCACAAGTTGTGAGCGGAAGCATCCGAGCCGCGTTTCAAAAATACCTTTCAGGGGGGCAGGAGGGCTGGCTTTGACTCCATCAACCACCCGATAGAGCACCCTCTCATACACTCCCCTCAGCACGTTGGTCAAGCTGGCGTTGTGTACGCCAAAGTGCCTTCTTGGCGCCACCCCAGCGATGGCCCAAGCTGTTCGATCCTTGGTCCGCCCGACGGTTGGTGAGACCTGCCACTTATAAACAGGCCCGTGCCGCGCGTCAACGTCGACGCTGCCGATCACGGTGGGTGTATCAAACCCCCTCACCTTCCGTAGGCATCCCTAACCTGACGAATACGTCAGGCCAGGCGTGGTTGGCTTACCCGTGAGCCATTTCCACCACCTGGGACCGCCACCAACTTCCATGGCGTCCAGCCTTCTCTGGACCGCCCCACTTCGTCTGACTGCGGACATCTCGACATCTAGCTCGTCGGGTATGAATACCATATCGACGGCCAGTTGCACAAAGCGCAGCCTATCACATTTCCGCACGTCCCGGAGTGCGCACTCTTTTACGAGCAGCTCCCACGCCACCATGCGGTTTGCCTCGGTACGTTTAGGGCTAGGCCCCAATCGTAGACGCACCGCACGGGCCAGGATGGCAGCGAACCGTTTATAGTTCGCTACCCTCTCCTTCTGGGTTGGCAGTTGTGCCTTCCCAGACATAACCGCCTCACAGACAACCTCTTCGATGGTGTCCGTGAGCGGCTCATCGAGTGCCTCCACAAGCGTCTCCGCAAATTGCTCCGCCTCCCTATTCCTTTTGCTCAATAAGCTCTTGGCAAGGGCTACGGTGGCTGCTAGGGTTGTCAGCCCAGCTCCACAGAGTCGTATGATCTTGATGATTTTCATGGTGTGTATTGTGTTTGGTGGTGAGGGTTCTCGTTTATCGTCGCCAGGGCCCACAACCCAGGACTACACATTCACCTGTTGCCAGGATCAGGATGCTGCCTTTCCGCTTGCGTGTGCCAACCTCTGCTTGCGGGCATCCGACAGGGGCCATACCCACACTTTCATTATATAGTGGGTTCTTCCACTGCATTCGGGTGTGTGTGGCACTTTAGGCCACCAAAATGGGTCATGTATAAGTTGATGGTTAATGGCTATCACCATCAACAAACATGGTGGACCTGAGGGATGGGTCATTAACCCCGTGGGGTTTCCCAATAGATTTCCAAAGGGATAGACTGGGTCAG